ATTCCTTTCTTAATTAAATCGTATCTTTTTAGTTTTTCAAATGTTTGCTTTGGATCAAATCCAGCAAACTCACATAGTTCAATAAAGTCTTGATTATAAACTTTACCAAACCACTTAGCCTCTCGCCACTCGTCTCTAGACATTGCAACGGTGCATATGCCAAAAGTATCTTGTATCGCTTGCAAAAATACTGCACGCCATAACTTTTGTTCTGGTGTTACAGGTCTTGCATCAGATTCTAGACTACTTAAGTTTTCCATTTAATGTTCTCGCTTTCTCGTTAACCAATGTTTTTATAACTTGGCTACGACTTAACTTAACATCTGATTTAAGTTTAGTTTGAAGTTTAGTTACAATTGCATAAGTGTCATTATCAACAGTTATGTTTTTGTATTTACTAAAGTCGGTCATTTTTACCTTTCTTGTTAGTTTTATTTATATATAGGATATTAATATAGATAAGTCAAGTTATTGTTTTCTACCCTGACCTCTATATTCTTTTCGCGTATTACGTTTATTAGGACGTTTTGAGTGTCGTCCTGGTCTTTTTTTATTAGTTTGTTTTATAAATTTGCCGTTACCTACTGCTACTTTTCGTGCCATGTCTTTTTATATAATCTTTATCTGTCTCATTAAGTTTTAAATACTTTATATGTCCGTTGATATATTGTCTAGTATCTTCACCACAATTCGTGCATCTATAATAATCTTGTACAATTGCAACTAGAAATGCTTCTGTTTTACATTCAGGACAAATACCTAAAACATTATCTATAAACATACCCGGACTAAGTTTTAATTTTTGCATTACATTACTGTGTAAATAATCCTACCATTTAATTTTTGTGCATTCAAATATTGTTTTCTATTTCCTGAATCGTTATAACTGCAATGAATCCATCCAGAGTTAGGGTCGTTAGGGTTCCAAAATTCTAATATACATTGATCGTAATCAAGATTTTTTACAATCCAATCACTAACTTCTTTATTATGTATACCAAACAGTTCAAAATCGGCTGCTTGTCCCTTAGTATGTTGACTCCCGCTGCTCGATCCTATTGCCTCGCATAAAGCTGCTGATCTGTAGCCAGAAGAAATAGATACTGGAATTTTAAAATGATTTCTTACAGGTTGTAATATATTTTTACAAAGTAAAATTAAATTAGTTACATGTTCATCACTTGGTTCATTTGGTATTCCAAGTCGTATTGCTTCTTGTGACTTTGTTAATTCATCTAATGTAAAATTTTCACTTAGTTTCATTTCTTAATCTCTGTATTACTTCAATAACATGTTTTTCATATTCTTTATTTGTTGAAAAGTTATCTAAAGTTTTTGCCATTAAAATAGGATCTTTATTTAATGTAATTTCTCTAACTTTTCTAAATTCTGAATACGCTCTTTTTGTATTTAAAATTTCTATGTAATATCTAACAGATTCGCACTTGTTTTTAAAGACCCTGACACGCCATTCTATATGATCTGGCTGTTTATATGGCAACATTCCTTCTTTTGACCATACTCGTATACCAAACAGATTATGTCCTTCTCGTGCAAACCGAGATGTTCCATAGTTAGATTCAACGATTGCCTGTGCTATTATTAGTTCTGAGTTTACTCTTTGTCGTTTTGGGATATTGAAATTTAGATAATTGATACAGTTATTAAGGGAGGAGATGAATTCTTTGTTGTTTGAGTACTCAAACCTTGGGACACCAAACCCAAGTTTTATGGCCCAGTTAACGGTTTCCGTCTGGACCTTCCTCTTGGCGGCTGGGTTGGGGAAGAATGTACCTAATACAAATGCTAGTAGAGCTACTATCAAATATTTTATTACTATACTCTTTATTGTCATGGCATTTACAATGTTGGGATAAGCAGCATCCAACTGCTAGGTTGTTGATACAATCAGTCTTTTTTGACTTCATTAACTTGGTAAAACATATTGTCCGTATCCTCTGTTAACCAGTTTTTGTTTTCCACATTCCATTTACTAGTTTGTACTTTATAATCTGGCCAATGTGATGCAGTAGTAAAACTAGGCACATTCCAAAGAATGCGATTGTTAGGCATGATAGCGTAATTACCGTTATCAAGAGCCAGAACATGCCCACACTTATGTTCTTGAGGGATTTCAGAATGTTCTGTGTCCAATATATTACTTTCTGGATGCGCCCAGTCAATAGTAAATAAATATTCACCATGATAAAATTTCTTTGATTTACCTATGTATTTGCATCTTTGACCTTTTAAAAAATCAAAAACAGTAACACTAGGATAATAACTAAATGAATTCCATAACTGAAGATCTTCGAGATCTTGATGTTCCATTTCTCCTTGATGCAAAGCAGAGCTTCTTCTGTTTTGAACAAATGCAGAGATAGGGAGTCTCCAATATATTGCACCGTTTGTAAGTAACGCATGAAATAAGAGTGCACGACCGCTAATACTCCCCAAACCAAATACCACACAGTCTTCAGTTTCGCCTTGATGTTTTCGTAAGTCATATAAATATTCTCTCCTTATCTTACAATAAATTGGTGGTATATTTGCATTTAAATATGCCATAATCAATCATAAATATCTCCCCATGTTTCGCCGCTTTCATAATCAACTTTGTTAGGGATTGCCAAAGTTACAGCGTTCTCCATTATTTCAACAATCTTTTTTGCATGATTGTCATCTATAACAGAAATATCTAATTCATCATGTATTTGAATGTGTGGAATAATTCCTTCATTATATAAATCTAACATTGCTTTCTTTGTCATGTCGGCTGCTGATCCTTGTATTAATTTATTTAATGCTTTGTAAGTCATTGCTCTTCTAATTCTACCACGTCCGTAAGTTCTTTCAGCTTCTTCAAATGACATTGCAGTGTGCATTCCAAATGTAGCAGGTTCCCATTTATTAAATCTACAACGACGACCAAGTAATGTTCCAATTGATCCTGATGTTTGTGCAAATTGAGATGTCTTATTCATTAATTCTTTTACAAATGGAACGTTTTTATGATATTGATTAAATAATACTTCAGCTTCTTCTTTTGTACTTAATCCAAGTTCAGCTTGTAATTTTGCTTTACCCATTCCATAAAATAATCCAAGATTAATTGTTTTTGCTTGATCTCTAGATATACCTGCCATATCAGCAACAGTTTTGTGGAAGTCTACTTTGTTGTCTTTAAATTTTTCTACGATATCTGTAACAGAATCGTCAAAACAAATTGGCTCAGTTGTTGCAGCGTAATGCACAACTAATCTTGGTTCTTGTTGTGAATAGTCAAAACATCCCCATTTATGATTAACTTCTGGTAAAAATAAACTTCTTATCATAGGCCCTAGATCCTTGTTTCTAGCTGGGATTTGCTGAAGATTAGGATTAGCATATGAGAATCTACCAGTAACTGTACCACCTTGATCGGATCTTATTGGATTAATATCAGCATGAATTCTACCTTTATGAGTAAATCTTAATATTGAATCAATAAATGTTGAATGAGCTTTATTTAATTCTCTTGCTTTTGCAATCTTTTGAACAAGAGGATGCTTATGTTCTTGTAAAAAGTTTTTAGTAAATGAAGGTTCATTTGCTTTTTCTGTTCTATCGTAATGTAATTTTAAATGATCAAACATTTTAGCAATACTTCTTGCTGCCATGATCTGTACATCTAATCCTGTTTCTTTTTTAACTTCTAATAATAAATTCTGTTCTTTTAATACAAGTTCTTTTTTTAATTTATCAGCTCTTTCTATATCTATTCTTACTCCATTAAATTTCATATCAATAAGACATGGAAATAATTGAGTTTCTAAATCAAATACATTTTGTAAATTTTGTTTTTGTATTTCACGAGATAAAACTTTAAATAATTCTAATGTTAATTGCGCATCTTTTTCTGCATAAGATCCAACATATAATGCAGGAAGTTTATACATTTCAGATTTAGGATCTATTCCCCAAGACTGAGCTGCTTCTGTTAATGCTTTTTCATCTTTAACATCACCAAGAAATTCATATGAAATACTATTTAATGTATAAGACAATCTATTTTCATCAATTAATGATGCCATAACCATTGTATCTACAATATGTCCATTGATCTTGACTCCCGCTGCTCGAAGCCAGCAAACGTCATACATTGCATTGTGAAATATTTTTACATTATCTGCAGCACAAATAGATTTAATCCAACTTATGACTTTGTCATGTTCTAAATTACCACCACCTTCATGAGCAATCGGATAATAACCAGACCAACCATCTACAGCTACTGCAATACCTACAATGTTTCCATTACCAATAATTGCACCTGAACCTTTTGATTTAAGATCTGGATCTTTAGTTTCTAAATCTATTGCAATATATTTATATCCTTTTAAATCAGGATAATTGTCTGGACAAATCCATTCTTTATGAGCTTCAAACATTTATATTAATACCATAATTAAAAAACAATATATACATAACACTGTGAATAAACCCAAATCAAATACTGCCATTCTTTTACCTCTCATCGTTGTAATCTCTTTCTATAATCATTTGTATGTAGTGAATTGCTTTTAGCAAATCCTCTTTCTTTCCTTTATCCTGGTGTCTGCAAATATATTTTATTGCATTACCTTCTGCGAATAATATCTTATTTTCATTTATAAATCTAGAAGGCTGTATCTTATATTTTTTATAATGTTTTCCTCCAACTTGTTTCCAAAATACTGAGTTTGTCATAGTATAGGTTCTCCTGGTATATAGTTATAAAAATCATCCATATCTGATTGCATGATATAAAGATTTTCTTTTGCACGTGTTACACCCACAAAAAACAATCTGTGTTCTGGATCAGGTTTTTTTAATGCGGCTTCATATATAATCTTTTCCATTCCTGTAAATAAGACTACATTTTCGCATTCTTCACCTTTGACACCATGTATTGTGGATACTTTAATTCTTGCTGGTTTAAATAAATCATCACCATTTTCTAATAATGCTTTCATATATAATTTTGAATCTTGTCTTATTTGTAATTGTTCCCAGCTTCCCGTCACTCGCAACCCGTGATTCATCATCAGATCATCAAGATCTACATAATCTACAACATCCAAAGATTTACCTGCTGAAAAGTTTTCTTTAATTAAACCTGCTTTGACTGTTAAATACTTGTAAATTTTTTTAGCTTCTTCTGCTCCAACAGTAGCACCTTGATTTAATCTTACCCAAACTCTATATGCCTCTAATAATTTATTCGGCAGTAAGTCATTGATTTTACTATCAAATCTAAGGTTTAAAGATATTAAATATTCTTTGATTGGATCTAACATTTTATTAGTTCTAGCTATAATCATCCATTCATTTTTACTAAAATCTAAATTTTCTATTGATTCGTTATGATAAACTTTTCCTTCTGCATCTCTTGGCAACCATGCTTTAATCATTCTATTTTCTATATTGTCTAGTATGCTTAAAGCTACTTTATGTACAGCCCTTGGAACCCTTCTTGATTCTATTCTAGGATCCATCTCACCTTTTAAATTTATAAATATATTTTCATCAGCGCCTTGAAACGTATAGATAGTTTGATCGTCGTCCCCTGCAATGTATGATCGCTCACATTTTGATTCAATGTAATTGAACATATCCCATTGCAGAGGATTCAGATCCTGCGCTTCATCAAGAAATACAGCGTCGAGAGAGGGACACTTATCTTTCTCAATAAACTGTTTAATCATATCAGAGAACTCAATCATATTGGTTTGTTCTTTGTATGATTTTAAATCTGCTTCAATTTGTTCTGTTAAATATATTTCAACAGAATATTGTTTATCTAATTCATGAGCTGCATCAAGTATTGAAAGTTTTTTAGCTCTTGCATACTCAATAATTTTCATATGATCATTTTTATATTGAGGAAATCCAAATTCATTAGTTTCATAATCAAAACTTAAATCTTTACATATTTGTGAAAAATTTTTAAATGCATTCCATTTATCACCTATTAATAATTGTAAATTAGTATCTATATTTAATTGTCTTGTTCCCAACGTATGCATAGTAGATACGTATGGAAAATCTTTTTTAATATCTAATCTTGGAAATACTAATTGAATTCTTTTTTTAGATTCTACATCTGCGGCATTACTAAAAGTAATGTATGCAATTTTTTTAGTAGAAGTTTTATATTCTTCAACTTCTTTTACTAAATATTTATTTATTAAATGATATGTTTTACCGGTTCCTGGAGGACCTGGTATTATTATTCTTTTCATTTAAATGCAGGATCCTTCATCTTATTAATTCTAATAGTGGGTTTATTAGGTTTATCTATTTTTTCATTTGGTATTACCACTGCTCTCGTAGTACTTTTTTCAATTCTTATTGTTTTTTCTTCAGCTTCAAATAAAGTTTTTAATAATGTAAATGTTTTTTCTTTACTTCTTGACCAAGATTGTATTTTTTTTACATGAGCCCAAAAAGAATTCCATTTTATATAAGTATTTTTTTCACCTATGTACGGAGTTCCTTTTGCAACATCTTCTAATGATTTACCATTAGATTTATGAATATAGTTATGAACTATATCTTTTATTTGAGTTTCAAGTTTTAATGAATCTGGAGCTTCTAATAATTCTAATTTTGAAAATAGTTTGGCTAATTGTTTTCTCCATATTATTTTTCCAACAGGAAGCAAGGGTAATGATATTTGATTCATACATGCTACAGAAAGTTTTTCATAATCATGTAAAGTAACATCATCTAATTCAACCGTTTCTCCATCTATGGTTAAAAAATATATTGGAGGATCAGATAAATATTTACTTAACCCAGTTATTTCAGGACCTGGAATATCCTCTCCAACACCGAATTCTTTTTTAGAACATGTTTTAGCATTACAGAAATTAACTATTGGAGCATCTTTACATTTATATTTGTAATCATGTTTACCAACAGAAGCTATTTTTTTTAAAATTATCTCATGACTTAATGGAGGACGCATATACTTTTGATTATAAGTTTGCATTTTATCTGCCCATGCATCAGGATATCTTTTCTTTAGATAAACCCCAATGTTGTACATCATGTTATCTCTATTACCTTCTGGTATCCCATCTTTTAATAATGTTAAAAGACATGGAGGAGCTCCTTTTAAAAATTCATCTTCTGTGCTTTCTTCATTAACTTTTAAATTAAGTAATTCTTTTTCTGTTATGGAATATTCATCATATAATTTAAAAAAGTTTTCTAATTTTACCGGTTCTCCATTATCATCAAATGCATATCGAACTGATTTATTACTACCATGATATGGAACATTTAAAAAACTTCCAATGTCTCCTCTATCTGCTCTAATATAATCTTGTTTTGGAAATATTTCTGTTTTTGCATATCCCAAAGCGCCTGCAATCTTTTTTAATCTTTCTCTCATTAAACTTGCTGGAACAAATTCTTTTGTAAATAAAAATACGTGTGCACCTCCAGATTTAGATCTGAATAATATTAATGGTAATTCTTTATCTCTAATTTTTTTAATAAAAGTTTTATGGTCAAATGGATAAGTATCAATGTCGATACATCCCCATTTACATTTATTATCTTCTCTTATTGGAACTATTCCTAATGCTGGTTCATCACCATTTAAATGTTTTTGCCAAAGTAAATCAGTTACACTTTCTTTTTTAGTAAAAGATTTTGCTTCATGTTTACCATTTTCAGATAATTCATCCGTGACTTTAGTTTGTCCATATGCTGTTTCCAGGCCAGCAAATACCTGCTTGAATCTCTCTAACATCTAACTCTCTCATGTATTGGGGTGATATTTCTATCACCCCATTTAGTATTACTTTTTATTTGCTAAACTTTGATAGAACTGTTTTGCTCTTTCGTAGATAGCTGAATCAGTTACAGGACCAACTTTTGTAATATTGTATCCATACCATTGATTTCCTTTACCGGAATTCAATACAGTATTTATTTTGTATACATGACTGAATGATGGTGGAGTATATGGACCATTTGCACCATCCATAGTTATTGACATCATCATTGCATTCCACTTCCTACTAATTTTACCTTGAGATGAACTCATAGATATAAGTGCAGTTTCAGTAGAACCATTCTCATCTACTATTAAAACAAAATGTTGACCAACTGTAAGAATATAGTTGTTATTAGGCAATCTATCTTTACCAAATTGATCTTTTGTAGTTTTAGTTAATATATCAGATGTATCTGGGTATATTTGCTCCGGTCTACCAGAACCTGTACCAAAATCAGACCATTCTTGATATTCAAGTTTATAATGACATGGAATTACATTCATTCCTTTTGCACCATCATAAACTTTCTTTGTTACTGTATTTAGTAACATTCCTGGTTCAGCACCTTCTACATAAGCTTGATTTCTCTTTTGAGCTTCTGCTGATCCATTTTGTAATAATTTTAAGATAGGTAAAGCAACACTAGTGTTCTTTACATTCTCAAAACCTGCATGCGCATCACTTTCAAACAATATTGATGAAGGCAACGGCGCAGCTTTCTTTGTTGCTACTTGTTTCTCGTTTCTCGCTTCTTGCATCGATTATCTCCTTGTTATTTTTGTCTGGTTACCTGCAAACGTTTT